TTTGTTCAAGTTGGCAGATTCTATCCGAGTAGCAAGACTTGTTCTTGCTGTGGTGCGATCAAGCGCGACTTGAGGCTCAGGGATAGAGTATACGTGTGTGCAGAATGTGGCGCGGAGATAGACCGCGACTACAATGCCGCTATCAATCTAAGCAGGTATGTAGCCTAAAATGCAGAGGGGCTACAACCTCAAGGCGTCGTTGCGCCTTCAAGCTGTGGAGCGTCAAACGAACCCAAGTAGTCACGACGAACGGGGACGCTGTGAAGCAGTAAGTTACTGTTAGTTCAACGTAACACAACGGACGACCCTGGCACTGGCGAGTTCTCCGGTAATGTCGATAAGCTGGTCGTGAGAACGCTCGCCCAGATGATGTATGTCTCGTATCTTCAGCGCGAACTCAGCCGAGTCATGGCGCTCAATGGTATCTACGGCAAGGATGTTACGCTTACTGGACAGGATGCGACAAAGCGTGTGACCAAACAGGAATTGGACGATCAGATTTCTCGTGTCGAGTCACTTCTGCACCGTCAGAAAACACCTGCCTATCATTGAGGTGGCCTATGTCTGAAGAATCAAAGAGCTGGTACAAGATGATCCGACCGCTTTTTAATAGCGGATATGAGGACGATGAATTCTGGGCATATGGTCAAGACGGTTTCAATGAAGTGCTCGACTCCTTTGTCGGGAGTGACGTTGAGATATACGATAAGAGTGTTGCAAAGACGCCCAAAGCTGTTCGCGCTATCATTCAGAACGTAACCGGTGATGCGCAGAGCAGTACGCTTGTCCGACAGATTCTTTGCAACATTGGTGTACTGCATTGCGGCCAGTACATCAAAGCGAATGGTGCATGGTGGATGGTAAACTCGCTTCCTGACAACAACCGCATTTACGAGAAGGCGGTTCTCTGGAAGTGTAAATACACGATTCATTTTGTATCGCCTCTGACCGGCAAGATTGTGGATTATCCGGTGTACTGTTTGAACTCCACGCAGTACGGCACGGGCGAACGTCCAAAGACCAATATGACGGTTGGCGACGCGCAGCATCTTGTGTATGTGCCCATGAACGAGGAAACGGTTTTGTGCGATACGTCACTGAGAATTATCATGGACAGAAATCGCGCGAATCCAACCGTGTTCCGTGTGACACAGGTAGACGCGACTTCTTATGCTGTCGGCGATGAGTATGCGGATGACGGTATCCTTCAGTGGTCTGTCATCGAGACGCAATTCAACGAGGCAACGGACAGCAAAGAGAATATGGTCGCCGACTTCGTGAAAGCGGAGCAGAGCGACGGTTCGTCAGGCGACGCCGATGCTTATACGCTTCGGCTGGTTGATTGTGACGGAGATAACTTACTTGCTGTTGGTGAGAGCAAAAACATTGAAATCGTATTTAAAAATGCAGGCGGAGTTGATGCAGACATCTCCGTGCTGAATGTCGAGCTTGTGTCCGGTACGGATGCCATAGAGTCTTTCGACGTGCTCGGCAGAAAAATCATTCTTGATGCCAAGCCTGACAAGGCGAATGTGGGGGAGACTGTCGTTGTGCGTGTGTCAAATGAGGCACAGGGTATCAAGGCAGAAATCAAGATTGATATTGTGAATATGTAAGGAGGTGCGTGCGATGCCGCATTTTGATGCAATGATCCAGCAGAAGCAGAAATTGCGTGAGGCGATTTTGAAAAATCAAAAGGTGTGCGACCTACTTGTTAATACTGGCAATAACGTGGCGAATTTCGACCATGTTAAGCTAGGCAGTAAGAGTCCTGCGGCAAAGCTCGTAAAGACGCACTTCTATATCCCAGACACGACAACTGTGGATGGGAATTATATCACGATGCGCAGTCGCGTGGTTTATGCCGATACGGACGTCGTAAAAGAAGTGGCGATTATCGTTTATGTAATTTGCAACCAAGACCAGATTGATTTACTTCAAGGGTCACGGGCGGATTTGCTTGCGGACGAAATCGACCAGATTCTTAATAACGGCGATATGCCGCTGTTTGGGTACGGTGGCATTAAAATCGGAGTGGCAGAAGAGGTACAGTTCAACAACGGCTATTACGGCTGGGAGATTCCGTTTACCACTCATGAGATAAACCGGAGGGCAGAACTTCTGTGACGGACGATCTTAAAATCTTTCGTGGCGGCGACTACGAAATCAACTCAAAGATAACGCTTCATCAACCGACGCTTGGTGAAATCAGCGACTACGGCGAAAAAGAATATTTCGGTCTAGTTCGGTCGATTTGCTCCACACCTGCTGACCACAAAGTAGATATTTATGAGAATCTGGGCATCTATTGGGATGCTGTTGATGAGTTTGAGTTATTCGTACAGTTGTCGTTTGCGTTTCGTGAATCAGATATGAGCATTTTGTTTGGTGATCTGGACTGGACGTCATTTGTGCCAGCCATCAATCCGAATACAAAAGAAATTGTGTTGCTGAACAAAGATGGCGTGGTGATTGATCGGGCGATTCACTTTTTAATTACAGATGCTCTGCGAAAAATGCACTGCTTTGAAAAGAACGTCGATATCGGATACGACGAGTTTACAAAAGACGCAATGATAGAAGATGAAAAGGATGAGCGAGAACTGGCGGCTAGAAAGCCGTACAGTTCTTTTTTATTGCCTTTAATTTCATCGCTGACGAATTGCGCTGAGTTCAAGTATCGGCATGATGATGTCTGGACGTTACCAATCGGGGCGTTTATGGACTCTGTGCGACGGATTCAAAAGCGTGTTAACTACGACAATCTTATGCATGGCGTTTATAGCGGCTGTGTAGAAGTGAAAAAGATAAAAAAAGAAGAATTTAACTGGATGGGAGAACTGAAATAGTTCTCCTTAATTTTGTGTTTGAAAGGATGAGATATTATGTTTTCTGCGAACACTTTTGTTATTGATAAAGTGCGTCGTGTGACTCAGGTCAATCTTGAGACTGGCATTGTTGACTGGACGCTTACCAGCATTGAGAGTCCGTCTATCGAGTTCACCGGTGAGTCAACCGACAAGACAGATGCTCAGGGTGTGCTTATCGCTCGTTTTGATACCGCTAAGGGTGTGAACTTCTCTGGCGAGGGTTCTCTGCTGTCGATGCCTCTGATGGCTGCGCAGCTCGGCACTGAGGTGCAGACCGGCTCTAGCACCGCTAAGGTCACTGGCAAGACCTTTGAGATTCTGAAGGTTGAGGGCGGCAAGGCAACCATGACGCATAAGCCGAAGGTCGCTCCGACTGTCGTTTACAAGATCACTTCGGACAAGAACATCGAGTCCACCATCGAGGTCGGCTCTGGCACGGACAAGGCTTCTATTGCCGATACTGTTATCACTCTGCCTACTGGTTTTGTTGGCACTCAGATCGGCGTGCTCTATGAGTACGAGGCCGAAGATGCGATCAAGGTCACGGATGGTTCTGAGAATCATGCTGAGGCCGCTGAGTACATTGTCGATATTCTTGCTTGCGATGTCTGCAACGCTTCTGTCAAGCGTGCCGGTTCCATCGTGTTCCCGAAGGCCAAGATTGACAACAACTTCTCTATCGACCTGACTACTGAGGGTACGCACCCGTTCTCCTTCAGCGCTCTGAAGGATTACTGTTCCGACGACGAGGAACTGTGCTACGTCCTCTTCAATAAGTAATCGGAGAGCAATTATGCAGAGACGTTGCAAGGTCTGCGGCGCTGTGTACGAGACGTGTTACTCGTGCGAGAAGCAGCGTAGCTGGCGCGTCCATACTGACACCGCAGACCACTACTACATTTTTACTACGCTGATGACATACGAGTATGATCGTGATGCCAAGAAAGCGTACCGTGCGTTGCGCAAGCGCGGCGTAGATTTTCTGCACACGAGTGTGTATGAACCGACTGTAGAAATTCTGCTGGACGAAATCTACGAGAAAAATAACGCTGACAAGGCGAAGAAAATGCGCACTACCGTTGAACTTGGTGTCATTGATGATAAATCGGCTCAGGATGTTGAGGCAAAAACGGATTAAGTTAAGGAAGGGAGGACGAATGTCCTCCCTTTTTCTGAGCTTTCAGATTGGTGGTGAATACGATAAAGATTTTGGCGGTAGACCAAGCGCGTCATGGGGCGTGGGCGATGTTTAATTACGAGTCAAAAGAACTGATTGGGCATGGCACATGGTCGTTTGATAACAAGAAATATACATTTCCGAAGGCGGTTAGAAATATCGAGGTACTGATAGAAAATATCATGAACACGCAAGGAATTGATGCGGTTTTCTACGAGGACATTCAGTTGCGTGTAAACGCACAAGGCTTTAAGAGACTCGCACAGTTGCAGGGTGTACTCATCAATCTCGCAGAGAAAAATGAATACCTTTATGATTTGGTTCAACCGTCGCAGTGGCAGAACTACTGCATGGCACGTGGCAGAAGTGAGAAAGAAATCAAAGCCAAAGTCAAGCAATTGGAAAGTGCTACGCACAAGAAGCAGTCTAAAGTCCTTTCCATACAGGCTGTAAACGACTTGTTTGGCATTGAGACTGAGAACGATAATCTGGCCGACGCATGTTGCATCGGCTGGTATGTAGTAAACAACATTCCTATTAAAATCAAGGAGAAAACTTTATGAAAAAATCCGCCGATTTCATCGACATGTTGGGTCTTGACGATGTAGAGAACATTCTCGGAGAACAGCTCCCAGACCCCGGACTGCTTGAATATTATCGTCGCCTCAAAGACCGTGAAATTCTTTGGAATGACGATGTTGACGAAAGTATGATTGAGGTGTCGATGTGTATTCGCAAGTGGAATATCGAGGACAAAGGCAAGTCGGTTGATGAACGCAAGCCCATTAAGATTTTCATTAACTCAGATGGCGGAGATCTCAATACCATCATGAACGTTGTTGACATGATTGAGCTGTCTAAGACACCCGTTATTACGATTGCGCTTGGCAAAGCGTATAGTGCCGGTGGTCTGCTCCTGATGGCAGGTGATACGCGGTACATTTTTAAGAATACGAGTTGCCTGATTCACGATGGTTCGTCTGGCATTTACGGTACGACAGGAAAGATGTTGGACAACCTTGAGTTCACGAAAGGGCTTGAGAAGCGTATTCGAGATTATATCATTACGCACACAAGCATTCCTGGCGATCTGTATGACAGCAATTATCGTCGTGATTGGTTCTTGTTCTCGGATGAGATGATTCGCTACAACGTCGCGGATGAAATCATTGAAGACATCGACCTGATTTGAGGTAGATATGGCGAAGAAGAATACGACTATGAATATCGGCGAGGCTCCGATTACGCTTAATGAGCATCCTTTTTACGGGCTGAAGCTGGATAAAGATCAGGAAGCGTTCCGCGATGCTATCTGGGATGAAAGTAAGCGTATTGTGTTTTGCAATGCGAAAAGCGGTTCTGGTAAGACGCTGATTGCTACGGCTACGGCGAGCCTGCTTTGTGCGCACGGTTTGTACAGCGGCATCGTGTACGTTGCCGCGCCTACGCAAGAGCAGAAACAGGGCTATCTCAAGGGCACTATCGAAGAAAAGTCCGAACCGTACTTTGAGCCTTTTTATCAAGCTCTTGACAAGATTGGTGTCAACCTGAATACAGCATTCATGGATGGTGGGCAGAATGAGAAATGTGGCATGGCCTATATTGAGTGTGTGACGCACACATTTCTGCGCGGTGTGAATTTTGAAAACAAGGTGATTATTATCGACGAGTCGCAGAACTTCTACTACGATGAACTGAAAAAGGTTCTGACTCGAATCAATGATAACTGCAAGACTATTGTCATTGGTCATGACGGACAAATCGACCTATACTCCAATCCTGAACGTAGCGGTTTTGTGGGCTACATGAATTGGTTTGATGGTGACTCACGTGTTGCGGTCTGTAAATTGACGAAAAACTATCGTGGATGGGTCAGCCAGCACGCAGATGATTTTGACTTTGCGGCGATGTACGACAAGAATTAAAAAAACTAACTATTGTTGAGGTAATTTTAATATATGAAGAAACTTTCTGTAGATACTATGAAGAAATATATGAAAACAAAAGAAGTTCCGAAGTATGTCAAAGTACACTACGAATTTGATGGTGCGGAGTTTGATGTTGAAGTGCGCAGGAGCCTGTCATGCGCGGAGCAGTCGGCTTTTATCAGTCGCGTTCTTGCCGGATGCTTTGATGACAGTGGCAATTTCCGGCCTGAGTATTTCGACCCGATGTTCCACGCAACCGTGCTTCAGATGATGACTAACGTGCCGCCGATTCCGATTCGCGGAGCTGCTGGTGATGATGGCGAAAAATTACTTGACATCGACGCGATGGACGAGCTGTATGATGCGCTTTCGCTTGAGAGTGACGAATCAACGGATGATTTTTGCGGCTTCATTTTGGATCTTTATGGCCTTTGTGACAATGCTGCGGAATATCGTCGTGCACGTAATCTGGCCAATAACGGCGTGACTGGCGACTTGTCTGCCATTGTTAGTGGTGCACGTCGTTTTGTTGAGTCCCTTGTTGACAAAGTGGATAGCGTGGACACAGAAGAACTGCTTGCGTATGCTGGCAAACTGTCTGAGTTAACACATGGTGTTGATGCTGAAGGTGTGGCGGACGCAATGCTTCGTCTGTACAAAGCGGAGGAATCTGAGTAACAACTGCCGCCTGTCGCCAGCGGCCAATAAGAGTGCGACTCGCTTACGATTGCCGCCCGACTGCGTGCGGCATACAAGTGCAGCCTTGCAACGGGAGCGCCTTATGGCGCTCCCATATTTTTAACATAAGGTGGTGGGTGCTACGAATATCAAAGAGGCGCTTGCTTATGCAAATAAGCAATTAAAACCTAAAATTGACTCCGCGCTTTCCAGAGAGGTATATCAGGTTGTCGTAGATGTAGAAGCATTCTCCATCAATGAAAATGTCTACGATACATATAGACCTCTCATGTACGAGCGACGTGGAGACATGGGCGGTCTTGCTGATAAGGGGAACATCATAATGAAAGGCGGAAAGGCCACGAATGGTGTGTTGCGCGTTATCAATATAACTGATCCCAATCCTGGAGGTGTACTTAATCGAGATCGCGTTACGGTTGGCAAGAGTTTGCCTGAACTGATTGAGTACGGCAATAACAACCGGTGGGGCTATAAATACGATTTCCAGTCCAAAGGTGCGTACATGAAGCCAAGGCCGTTTACTGAGGCGACGATTCGTCATCTTCGATACGTTGGCTCTCATGTTTTGGCTCTGCAAAATGGTCTAAAGCGTCAAGGTGTCAAGTCGAGAATAACTGGCAACTCTGATGAAAATCTAGACGATTTATTTTTCTAATAAGGTGGTGATTTAATGAGCGATGAATTGGAAGTCGTTGTAACAAGTGTGCTTGAGGCAGATGAAGAAGCGTCATCAAGACGAATAGCGGCACAACTGCCAAGCATCTCCGACAAGGTAAATCAGTCGAGTAAAATTAAAGTCGGAATCGCGCTTGATGATAGCGCAGTTAGCGCGCAAGCAGGTGCGTTTGTACAAAAAATCAATCAAAAGGTCGCCGCCAATAAAGTCGGCGTTCAACTAGGTTTGGATCAAAATTCCATCACTAAATTACAAGCGGAACTAAATAATTTACATGTTGATCCGTCTATTACGAATAGCATGGTCGAGCAGATTGACCAGATGGGTATTCGTATCGACAGAGTGAGTGGCAAATGGGAGAAGTCCGTAGATGGAGCTAGAAATCTATTAAATCTCACAATCCAAGGTAAAGATCAAGCGGGTAAAGTAGTTTCGTATTTTCAGACATATGACGAGCAGACAAAGGAAATTAGCACAACAACAACAAATATTACGCTAGATTTGGAGCGACAGCGCAAGTCTGCGGCTGCGTTGGCACGACAAACTGAAAAAGACAACCAGTCTCGCTTGAATTTTCTATCAAAACAGCAAATCGAAATCAATAAAATCAATGCGTCTTATACCGGAGAGAGTTCACAGAAGCCGATTGTTGACCAGTCTAGGCTTGAATCGTTCGGAGAGAAAGTCACAGAAATCAACAATAAAATCGCTGCACTTAAAGCGGCAAATGGTGCGCTAAGTGGAGATCAGCAAAGAGAGATTGTTGAACTCATTGCAAATGCAAAAGCGCTTGGTGAGGCATACCGCACGCTAGAGCGCGCTCCGACAAAGTTGCGCACGAAAGACGTCGTGACTATTCGTGATGAGGAATTGTCTAAGTTAGATGCCTATAGAACGAAACTTTCAAATGTAGGAAATCTTACGCAAGACTTTGCAGCTCGAATTGATAAACTTCATAACGAGTTGAGCGGCGCTTCAGACGGCGCGGCACTGACAAAATATCTTAATCAATTTAGCACTTTGAGTGCTGAGGTCAAGAGCTTTGATGCTCAGGTTGAAGGTGTCGTTCAGAAATATAATTCCTTGCTTTCTGCTCGTGGCAGATCCACACAAATAAGAAAGAAAATGTTCAGCACGAGTCAGGGGACTGAAGAGTATCAGATCATGGCGGCTGAGCTGGCTCGTGTTGAGGCCGAGCAATCGAAAATCACGCAAGAGATCAGAATCCAATCTCATCTCATGCCTGAAGTGGTTGCTGCCGCCAAGGCACGTTCGCAACACGACGAGAGAGCTATTCAGCAAAACTATGAGCTTGCTGTTGCAGAAGGCCGCGTAAAAGATGCTGTTGCGTCTATCAATAAAGAGATGGCATCTATGCCGCAAAAGGTTGCTGAACTTCAGGCACGGTTTTCTGCTCTTGGGAATCCGTCAAAAGAACTCGCTGGAAATATCGCAGAATTGGACAGGCAACTTAAAACAGTTAACGGTGGCAAGCTAGATGACCAAGGCAAAATAACCGCTTATGAAAAGCTCCGTCAAATTTTAGAGGATTGCACGTCCGAGGTAATGCATTTCGAAAAATTGTCGAGGCTTGATGTTGCTGATTCTCGTTTCGAGTCTGGGCTTGCCAAAGCGAAGCAAGACCTAATCACGATTGAAACAAAGTGGAGCGCGCTTAAAAACGACCCCGGTCTTAACGCGCAACTCAACCAGTTGAAAGTCAGTCTTGGCCGTGTAAACAGCCAAGCCGATTTCTCAAAGTGGAAAGCACAGTTAAGCGCATTCCGCGCTGAGGTTAAAGCCGCTGGTAAAGATACACTATCACTTGGTGATGTTTTCAAGAACAACCTCGCTAAGGTTTCTCAGTGGATTGGCGCAACAACTATTATCTTTAAGACGTGGCAAACGCTCAGAGAGGGATTCGATGTTGTTAAAGACCTCGATAATGCGCTTATTGACCTGAAGAAAACGACTGATGCGACGGAAGAGCAGTATCGCAGTTTCTATTATACGGCGAACCAGACTGCTAAGGAACTCGGTGCGTCTACAAAGGACATCATTCAGCAGACAGCAGACTGGGCACGTCTGGGGTACTCGCTTGACGAGGCGTCTACGTTGTCACGGAACTCTGCTATTTTCTCTGCGGTGTCTGAAGATCTTGATTTGACCGAGGCAACTGATGGTCTTGTCAGTATGCTGAAGGCGTTCAAGGAGTTGGACGTTAACGATTCTCTTGACGGAATTATTTCTAAGATAAACGAAGTCGGCAACAATTTTGCTGTATCGAATGCTGATATTGTTGATTCACTTACTAGATCGTCATCCGCAATGGCTGCGGCCAATAACACGTTTGAGCAGACTGTCGCGTTGGCTACTGCGGCTACGGAGATTACGAGAGATTCTTCGCAGGTCGGCAATGCCTTGAAGACGATTTCTATGCGCCTGAGAGGTTACGACGAGGAAACTGAAACATATTCTGATGACCTCAAGGAAATCACAGGCGATATTGCTAACTTGACGAAAGTAGCAAGCAATAATAATCAGGGAATCAGCTTGTTTGAGGCCGACGATCCAAACACTTATCGTTCTACTTATGATATTCTGAAAGATATTGCAGATATCTGGAATGAAATCAGCGATAAAAATCAAGCGCAGTTGCTCGAAAAGCTATTCGGCAAGCAACGCGCCCAGGTCGGTGCGGCACTTATCTCAAACTTTAAGCAGGCAGAGAAGGCTATGGACGCTATGGCTGGTTCTGCTGGTAGCGCATCAAAAGAGTTGGCGCGTGCTCAAGATTCCATCGTATTTAAGTTGAATGCGCTGAAAGAAACTTGGGTTGGTGTCGCTCAGAATCTTTATGATACGCGAACGATTAAGAATGCAATTGACCTCTTGACGGATATGTCTGGCGTTATCCAGACAATCACGAAGAGCCTTGGAACGCTTGGCACGGTATCTGCCGGTGTCCTTGGTGTTCAATTTATTCGTTCTGTGGGTAGACCCAAAATGACGGGTTCTCATGATGTGCCCACATATGCTCTGGTGGTGACACGGAACGAGCTGGCGGCGTGAGCCGCAGTAAGGGAGCATTGGCAAAACAGCCGAAATTGGCCGAAAGGCGAGTGGTTTTGTAATTCCACTCCGGGAACCGAAAGGAATCCGCAGCGAAGCTCATGTTCGCATGAGAACGTTCAGAGAGTATAATGGCTGCACGGCTTAATGAGTCGTGAAGGGGTATTCCAAATCAGCGCGAAAGCGTAAAAATTACAGGCGGGTCACGCCGCCGACCAAAATAGTGATCTATAGTGAGTCGCTGAAGCAGTGCTTCACAAACGCACGAGCCGTCTGCTGGAACAGACGGCTCACAAATTGGCAGAGAGACGTTGCTGGGAACAACATTTCTCTGAATGCCTGATGAGCCATCTGTTGCCGCAGGTGGCTCATCTAAATAAAGGATAGGTGTAACTGGTGGTATTGAACGATGCGTATGATGCAAGCGTGTTTGACAAAAGCGTTTGTGACGGGTATGAATCTGCATGGGCAGAATTTGAGAAGTTGGTTGAGATCGGCGTTGCATCTAAACGCGGATGCCAAATAGCATCCGTGCAAAAGAACGCGATTTGTGGCAATGTTTAGGTGTTGTATGATAGAAAATGAATATAAGTGGTTCTTGACTAATTATTCCGATTTATTTAAAGAGTATGGTGATTCTTTCCTTGCAATAAAAGATGAAGCTGTGTTGGGGACATATAGTTCCTATGCTGATGGTGTAATGGAAACGTCTAAAAACGAGAAATTGGGAACTTTTATTGTCCAGAAATGCAATGGTGACGAATCTGCCTATACAAATTATGTCGCTAATGACATATGCTTATAGCATGGGTTTTGTGTTAATTGAAGTGGTTGACCAATCAAACATAATAATGGTATAATGAATACACAAGACGGTATGTAATAACAAAAATCTCGAAAAATCCCACTTTTGTATTGACAATTTATAAAAAAGTTGTAGGTTATGGTTGTAATACTTAAACAAGGGGGATCCGCGATGATTTTGGTCGATGCCTGCGCTAGCAAAGTTGTTGACAAAATGAATGCCAGTATTCTACCCGAGATGAGACTCACGCGATGTGAACATAAATTCAAAATGTACTCTAATCTTGTTGTTGCATTTATGTTTGTTGCTCCCGTTACTTTATCTTTGTTGTGTTCGCTGTTGAGCTTGAACAATAATACTGCTCAATCATGGGTAGAAGGGGTCATTACTGTTCTTGTTATTCTTGTTGGTATTTTTCTTTTGTTTTGGCAATCTGTATACGACGAGGCAAGGACGGAGTTGCAAGGAGCCGAAAAACATCTACAAGATGCATATGATTTTTTTGTGTCAACAGCGATTACGATGTTTAAGAAAGTAAAAGACGGAGACGCCTCTTTTGAATCTCTGGCAAATGCGTGCGCAAGCGGCATTGTAAAAAGCTGCCAGCACCGTTCCGGTTCTAACGGGTTCGCCGTGTACATTTATGAATATGATAAAAACAATAGAACTGTAGAGATGGTCGCTGCTAGTCAAGATGAAATGGTCGATACGTTAATGGATAATCCTCTGTTTCTATACGGATTATTTAAGCCTGTGTTTATCGATGACCCTCTTATTAAAGACTACTATTTCACTTATTGTCTGCGAGATAGCAAAAAGAAGTATATCCTAAGCACATGGGAAGATATGCTTATAAATTATTATTGGGCAGGGTGGAACGAGTTAGATAAAAATGAGTATATCGAAAATTTAGACAAAGAGGCTTGTCGGCACGCAGATTTCTTTTATAATCAGTATATGGCGATTCCGATTATCAATCATAAATCAGGCGCTAATGGGTTGATCGAAATTATTGCTTATTATGATGCTGTTATAGACTCCCCACAAAAAATTAAAAAAGAATTTTCACAGTTGTCAGAAGCGTATAGAAAAATGATGCGTGTTGTATACGAAATTGCATATATTAAAGAGGAGGTGTATCAATGAAAAGACGGACACGATCAATGCCTAATGGGAGCAACAAAAGTCGTTCTGTGAAAGTCGTTTCTCCGGTCGGACAAACTCGTAGTGGGTATAAGATTTTTGTTAATATGGACGTCACTGATGAACAACTCCGAGCTGTTAGGGAACGGCAAGCAGAATCTGCTAGGACATTGGCAGATATCCAAAGAAACTACGATAGACTGTCAGGCAATGCTCAAAACGTGAAGATGAAAGCCTATGGAAGTTCCGATTAACATTTAGAAAACACAAACAAAAGGCGAGGCCAAACGGCCTCGCCTTCGTCATATCAAAACTTACTGCCACAATTATTGCATTTCCACGTCTTCCCACAATCTCCAAGTCCATAAATTCCTACCAGCGCAATTTTTGCAGCCTTCTTCATCGTGGTCAGTCGCGTGAGATTTTCAGATCCGCAGATGGGGCATTTTGGAACGTGCTTGGGACGAGAAGTGGCGTCGGGGTTTTGAGGGAAGTAGAAGTTCTCAATACTGCCATATTGCTTGAAGTATTCTGCGCTTTCTTCTGATTCTGGATACATATTCGCGTAATTAGATTTGTATTTGGATAAGTTGGTGTCTAGTTGAGATTTATCAAAGAAATTCTCAAAGGCGTATCGAGCGGTGGCAAAATCGGCTAATGTGCGAGCAGACCGGCGCCACCAGTCTGGCCACCACGTCTCATAATTAAGGTGGTCGAGCCACATCTGGTCGTATTCTTCGTTTGTCATATTTAATTCTACGTATGGAACGTTACAGTTACAGCTATCCGAATAAGATACTTTTTCTGGGTATGTCAATAGCATTTTATTGGCGTATATTGATTTGCACGCTTTGATCGTTGCGCATTTTGGGCACGCAACAACTTTCGGAGAATACCCGCAATTAGGGCAAGTTGTTATGTCTTCCCATAGTGCGCCGCAGTCTGGGCAAACATCTCTGTGCAATCTTTTACCGATTCTGTCAACAACATTTTCCCATGCCATAGTTCCACCTTCTTATATTTTGTTACCAATAGTATCACGATTTCTTGTATTTGTCAATTCGCACATTACTTTTTCATAATATAATGCTTGGTCAGCGTTGTATTATCATGATTTGGCATCGTTTAATGCGTTAAAAAAAGCAAGGCAAGAAGTAGAAGCATTAGATAATGAATATGAGAAAATACAGACTGCTAGTGCAACATCTACTGTTGCGGCTGGGAACAACGTCGTGCCTTTCCCGACGAATGCAACGCCAGAGTTAGACAAAGAGAAAGTAAATAGTTATGCCGCTGCGTTGGCCGGTTTGTCTCAAAAGCAACGAGATATATTGCTCAACCAATCGGCGCTTTCAGATAGCGAACGAGGGGCGGTCGAGAAGAGCCTAGAAGCAACTAAGGCGATTACAGAAGAAGGTCTTGCTTTCGTCGCCAAAAAGTACAATCTTGACAAGGCTACTGTCGCTCAACAACTTGGTATTGAGGCTGACAAAAAGTATGCTCAGGCCGAAATAGAAGCGAGAATCGCCGCATCTGATTTTGGCAAGTCGCTGTCGAAACAACAACAGAAACAAATGTCCGCTGAGTTGGCTACAAGAAGTCACGCTGCATCTCTTAAAGAGTGGGCTGGCAATATGGCACTTGCTGTTAAGGCCGCTGCAAAGAACTTCATCAGTAGTCCTATAGCAATCATCTCTGCTATCACGACGATTGCCTCTGTCGGCATCAATGCAATTCGCAATGCTCAAGAGAAAGCAAAACAAGCGGCCGAGGAAAACGAGCAAAAGGTCAATGACGTTGCCAGCGCTGCGAACGATCAGCGTGAACAACTGAACGACCTTATTGCGCAGTACAGCAAACTTGCTTCTGCCGGTGATTTTGATTCGTCCTCTCGTGAGCAAGCCCGAAGCATCCAAGACCAGATCACAGAGTTGGTTGGCTCTCAAGCGAACAACCTTGACCTTGTGAATGGCAAGTTAGATGACGAGGTTTCCAAGCTCAAAAATATCTCTGCTGAACAGGCGAAACAGAATGCAAATGCGCTTCAGACGAAGGTGGAAAGTGCCACAAACAAGTACAAGCAAGGTGCTCTTACTGAGGGCACTGGCACTAAAACGATTGACAACCCGTATTCTATGGGAGCGGATATCGAGCTTGCAAATAGCAAGGCTCTGAACAAGGCACTTAAAGAAGCTAGTTATTCTGGTAGCGCTCTATTGGATGTCAACAACAAGATTGACGTGAGCTGGGCGGCAATGAACAAAGATGCGGCCGGTATGGTCGATATCTATAAAGAAATTCAAGATACGCTTTTAAGTTCGGATGAATGGCGTAGCTCGGATGAGAGCGAGAACTCTCAGCTCTTGAATGACATCCAGAGTAAAATTGATCTCTATCAAAGTATCGTTGATGAGTATAATTCGGCGGTCGCAAATCAGATGCAGAATGATGCTGTCATTGAAATATCTGATATGCTCAAGGAAGCGACGGTCAATTCTCAAGAGACGTTCGATTCTTTTATTGCGTCTATCAACAACATGGAGGGCGCGTCAGATCAGTATAAGCAATATCTGACTGAAGTGGCCAATCAGACATTCCCGCAATATGCCGATGCGGCTCAAAATGCAACGAACGCGACTGACTCCTTCAGCGCTGCCATGTCCACCGTCAAGGATGTGATGAGCGAGGCATCGTCTACGTCTGTTGATGCTGCGAATAAAGCTGAGGCAGATGCTATTAGAGAAGAAACTGCTGCGCTTGAGGCATCCAATGATGAACTTCAAAAGCATATTGATAACCTGCAAAATGCCAATGATAAACGCAGCACTCTTGCGATTTCGAACTACACAGCCGAAATCGCAAAGAACAATGCGGCGATTGCTGAGAATAACCGGCTGTTGAATAATATGCCGAGTCCGTGGTCTGGTATCCTAAGCACTTTTGACACATGCTCTGGCGTACTTGAGCAAATTGCGTCGATTCAGAATGAGGTCGCAGATGGGTTCACAATCTCTGCTGACAAGGCGCATGAGTTTGCTGAGGCGTATCCTGAGATTCTTGCGAATGCAACCGTATCCGCTGATGGGCAGGTGACGTTGAATCAGGGCGTCGTTGATGCGTTTATCAGCGGCAAACAAGAACAGGTTAATGCGGCCATTGATGCGGAGATTGCAGACCTTCAGGCTAAGAAAGCATCTCTTGAAGGCAAAATGGCGTTTGCTCAGGCAGAACTTGAAATTGCACAAAATGTTGGCGAGGGCGAGGGGCAAATTTCCAAGGAAGTCGCTGAGTATCGTATCAATACCGGTAACATAATGGCTCAAGCACTCATTGACAACGGAGTACAAGAAGCAGATGCATGGCGTCTTGCGGCTGCTGCTATGGCTCAAAACACGGAAGAGTTTGACCGTGTGGCGATGGAAGTTTGTACGGATGTCAATGGGAATTTCAACGCTGCTGCTTATAACGCGGCGCAGTCCATTTATCAGAACATGGCGTCTGGTAAGTCGAGCGTAGCATCTTTTGCAAGACAGTGCCATGAAGCTGCAAAGGCTTTTGCTGGAATTGGCAGCGGCGAAGAAAGAGGTATGGACGCTGTAGTCGGTGGAGCGACAGGCGCTGTATCTGGCAAGTCGATTGATCTCAACCTAACGAGTGGCAGTTTTGACGGAACTAATTACACCTATAAGGCTACCCAAACGTCGCTTGATGATTTTACCTCAGACTTGTAAATACAGGTCACGTTCATAGGAATATGTTCGAAAAAATAAAACCCATTGAAGTGCTGGGAACCCCTAAAGGCAACCGCGCCACAACGTAAGAGTGAACAACTCTAAGCG